AGGGCAATGAAAACTCTTGAGAGTATGATTAAGCAATATGACGAACTGCTGAAGAGTAATCTTGCTACTGAAGAGCAGAAACTTAGAATCCAAAAATTGAAAGTCGATATTAGCAATTCCAGTGGTACCAATGAGCACGATAAGGAAAATATCAAAGATTTTATTAAAGCTTCTACATTAGACGAAACTCAGATAAAACAATTATTCAAGGATGATGATGAAAATGGGGAAGAAAAGGAAGATTAAAGGGTTTAGATTTCAGCCTTTCTCATTAAAACAGAAAAAGTTGTTGTTTTTCTGGGAAAAAGGATCGCCATTACAGGATAAAGATATAGTAATAGCGGATGGGGCCATAAGATCAGGCAAGACTATTGCCATGATATGCAGCTTTTTAAGGTGGTCCCTGAAAAACTTCAATGGTGAAAACTTTATATTGGCAGGTAAGACTATAGGGGCACTAAAGAAAAATGTTATAGGGCCTATGCAGCAGATACTTACTTCTTGGGGGCTAAGATATACTTACAACAGGTCGGAGAATTACATTGTTATTGGTGATAATACCTACTATATGTATGATGCTAATAATGAAAAATCCCAGGACAGACTTCAAGGTTTGACAGCTGCAGGCGCTTTTGCTGATGAAGTGGCATTGTTTCCCCAGAATTTTGTTGACCAGATGATTGGAAGATGTTCAGTTGATGGTGCAAAAATATTTATGAACTGCAACCCTGGATCTCCTTATCATTTTGCTAAGACTGAATTCATAGATAAAGCTAAAGAAAAGAATATATTCTATATGCATTTTACCATGGACGATAACTTGAGCCTTTCAGAGAAGGTCAAAGAGAGATTCAGGAGAATGTTCACCGGAGTATTCTTTAAGCGTTATATATTAGGCTTATGGGTGCAGGCAGAGGGATTAATCTATGATATGTTTGACGAGGTTAAGCATAAAGTACAAACAATAGTTAGAGATTACAAGGAATACTATATCAGCTGTGACTATGGTACCCAAAATGCTACAGTATTTCTACTGTGGGGTAAGTATTTGGATAAATGGTATCTTGTGAAAGAATATTACTATTCAGGGCGAGACAATGGGAAACAGAAGGCAGATGATGAGTATTATGATGATCTTGTTGAATTTGCAGGAGACAGAAAGATAAAAGCTGTAATAATAGATCCTAGTGCTGCAAGCTTCATAGCCTTTATTAGAAAAAAAGGTAAATTTACAGTAAGAAAAGCCAAGAATGATGTACTGGAAGGAATAAGGAATGTATCAAGTGCATTGAATGAAGGCATGATCCTATTTAATGACTGCTGTATAAATACTTTCAAGGAATTTTTCTCTTATATCTGGGATGAAAAAGCCATTGAAAGAGGAGAGGATAAACCACTGAAAGTGATGGATCATGCTATGGATGCAGTTAGATATTTTGTAAATACAATATTATATAAAAGTGTTGATGGTAAATATGCAGACAGTGTTTATGAAAAAGGCAGGGGACTTAAAAGCAATATTTATCATAGAAGGAAGGGAGGTGCCGTATTCTAGTGAATATCAAACATCAGCTATTAAAACTTACAGATCCACAGCTCAAAGAGAGGAAACAGTGCAAAAATGATTATTTCTATTACAAGGGCAAATGCCAAGATGAACAGCTTGCAATAAGTGATCCTGATATTATAGGGCAATCCTGGACAGTTAATGATAATTTGGATTATGTGCCTGCTCAAGACATAAGGAATAAGGTGGGCCCACTGCTCCGAAAACAGGCAAGATTTATGTTTAGCGTGCCTCCAGATATCCTATTCAAGCCTTATGATCTAAAAGATAAAGATGAATGTGAGGAATTAAGGCAATTTATAGATAAAATTCTGGCAGATAACAGTTTTTGGAGTGACACTCTGAAAGCTTTTTTAGATTGCACTGTAAGGAGAAGGGTACTTCTTAGAGTTGAAGCCAATCCAGAGCAGCCGATAAATATTTTTTACAACTCTATTAATGATTTTACTTATAGAACCACTGCACAAAATTATAAGAAACTTAAAGAAATTATTCTAATAGTTCAGGAACCGGATACAGCAGATTTAGAGCAGGATAAACAGATATGGTATAGACATACCTATACTCTGAATGGAGGTACCTGTGTCCATAATATAGAGATATTTTCAGGAGGGAACTTTGATACTCCTATATCCACAGAAACAGTGGATACAAAGTTGGATAAGCTTCCTGCATGGGTAGTATTGAATGATGCCATGCTTGGAGATATACATGGGCAAAGTGATGTAACAGGTCTTAGAGATGCGCAGAACAGTTATAACAGAAAAGTTTCAGATTATGCTGATGCATTGAGGTTCAATATGTTCGGAGAGCGTGTAATCATAGATGCTGATGAAAGCAGTGTGAACAACTGCAAGATTGCACCGGGTGCAATAATACCATTGAAAAGTATAGATGATCATACAGCAGATGCCAAAAGGCTTGAAAGTTCATTTACCTCGGCAGAACCTGCAGAAAAGTTTCTTGATAGGGCTGAAAAAGATATGTATGAGATGCTGGATATGCCAAGGCAGGAAGAACTGAAAAATGTTCCATCAGCCAAAGCTTTGAAGTACTTGTATAATGACTTGATAGCCAGGTGCAATGAAAAATGGAATACATGGGAGCCAATTATAAAAGATTTGATAAGGCTTATTATTGAGTGCTGTAGTAAGTTTAATTGTTATAAGGACTGGAACCATGAATGGGATGACTTGGAATTTAACATTGTATTCAATCATAATTTCCCCATACCTGAAGATATAGACGATAAAAAGACATTGGCCATGCAAGAAGTTCAGAGTAATGTAAGGAGTCACAAGTCCTATATCAAAGATTTCTCTAATACAGAGGATGTTGATGGGGAGATGGATGAAATAATCAAGGATATAGCGGATATAACAGCGGCAGAAAATGAACAAATAGTTCCAAACACTGACAATATTCCTTAAAATATGGTACAATATGCATAAATAGTATCATCTTGATAGGGAGAGATTCTTATGATTGAGTGGATATATTATGTTGTAGGACTCATATTTCTGGTATTGTTTATATTATCTATTATGACTAAACCAATACTTTTTAGGGAGAAGTGGCAAGCAGGATTAGGATATGGAGTATATGCCGTTTTGTATTTAGGGTTATTTTTTCTAATGTTCTTTGGAGAATACAATGTAACAGCGAATAATGTAAACACTGCTAAAGCTAAAACATCCAATGTAGCTGTAGATGGTCCAGTGATAGCACTTGAACCTAGGAGCATAGAAAAAGATACCTCTACGCCAGATACAAATACTACAAGTACCGCAAATAGTGGAAATCAATATGTAGATTCAAATGGAAGAGGAACAATTATAGGTGACACTGATAGTAAGATATATCACTTGCCTGGAGATCCATATTATGAAAAAGAGATGCAAAAAACCAGCAATAATGCTTATTTTAAGACGGCTGTGGAGGCGGAATCAGCAGGGTACAGAGCAATAAAACAGTAATTTTTTATAGCACATTAAGTGCTATTTTTTTATGCTTAAAATTTGGAACGGTGGTACTATGAATGAATATGAAAAATTAATTGAGAATTCCAGAAAGAAACAATCCAAATTGAACTTGGAACAATACAAGCAGATAAGAGATTTATACAAAGATGTTGCTAAAAGTCTGCAGGTAAAAGCTAATAAAGCAAAAAAAGGCAGTCTTACAGAAAGATGGGCCAAAGATTATAAAAAGGCTGTAAAGTCACAGATTAAGCAAATGAATGCAGTGCTTAAAAATATTGTATCTGATAACATAGAAAAGAGCGCTGAAAATGCTGCAGATATACAGCTGAATTTCTTTGAACAGATCAATGCAGAAAATGGTCTAGGAATGAGTGAATCTTTTAAAAATATGTTTTCTAGTGTCCCTAATGATGTACTGAAGGATCTTGTATCAGGAGACTTTTATAAAGATGGCAGAGGGCTTTCTCAAAGGTTATGGTTCAATGGCAATAAGGTAAATGGAGACATAGACAGGATAATTCAAAAGGGTATAGCAGAAAAGAAAAGTGCCTATGAATTGGCTCAAGATCTTCAAGCATATGTAAATCCAGATGCTAAAAAGGATTGGGACTGGAAAAAAGTTTATCCTAATGTGGCTAAAACAATAGATTATAATGCGCAGAGGCTGGCAAGAACATCTATAAGCCATGCATATACTTTATCAATGCTTAAGAGTTGTGAGAAGAATCCTTTTGTTAGCAAAGTAAGATGGCATAGTGTTTTTGCATCAGGAAGAACATGTCCTTTATGTAAAGAAAGAGATAGAATAGGAATATATAAACTTAAGGATTGCCCAATGGATCATCCTAATGGATTATGTTGGCAAGAACCAATTTTAGATTATAGTTTAGAAAATATAGGTTCAAGGCTTAATAGTTGGGTAAAAGGTGGCAATGATCCAGCGCTGGATTCCTGGTATGATAAATATGGCAATTATTTCAGTGGAGAGAGTAAAATAGGTATTAAAAGTACAGCAAATAATGGTATAAAAACAATAGAAGATGCGAAGAAAGCACTTATAAATGAAGTAGGCTTTACAGAGGTTGAAGATAGTTTTATGGAAAATGTCGACCCAGAATTAATAATAAACAATACAAGACAATTAGAAAAATTAGAGAATAAATATGGTGTAATTCATGATTCTGTAAATACTACTATATGCTCATCAAGCAGAGGTGGCAATGCAATTGCTTATGTAGCAAACGAAGCAACAAATCCGACCAGACAAAATCTATCTTTGTGTCCAGATGATTACAGTAATTTTAATAAATTAATAAAATATGAGAAAACAGCGACAGAGAAGGGTTATTTTATGCCAAGGGCACTAACTAATGAAGAATTATCTATAAGTACCGTTACACATGAATATGGGCATATGCTTCAAAATAAATTAATAGAGGATGAAATGAGGGCTAAAGGCTGGATACCTGACAAGCCTATGCAATTTATAAACACAAAGAGAAAGACTTCAAAAGCAGTGCTTAAATGGTATACCGATATTGAAGTGAAGGTTAAAAAGCGTTGCTATGAGGAAATAATTGATATCGCAAAGAAAAATAATCCTAAATTTGATTTCAATAGTAACATATCAAGATATGGCAAAGAAAGTTACGGAGAATTTTTTGCAGAAGTATTTATGAATGCAGAGCTCTCAAAGCCTAATGAGTTAGGGTTAGCTATGAGAAAATGGCTAAAATCATTTAAAGACATGAGAAATAAAACTATAGCAAAAGACAAAGGAGCAATAAGAGGGGCATTAACGGGTAAAAATGATCCTGATAATAAGTTAAGAGAAAAACATGCTGAACAATACTATAAATCAGTGAGAAATAGAGATAAGAATTTAGAGATAGAAACAATATCTAAAAATACTGGAATTGATGTCAAATCAATAGAAAAAGTTTATAATCATGTGTTTATAAATAAATATGATTTATATGGAGGGCATAGAAATTTTGATGCTGATTATGATATGTCACAGTCATGGCAAAGACTTAGAGAAGGAAAAAGTATTCAAGAACATGACATAATAATGTTAAAACATGAAAGACTTGAATATGAGCTGATGAACAGATATAATAAAAATTATAAGGAAGCCCATAAATTAGCTGAAAGTAAATATAACTACGGTAAGGCGCTAATTAAATACTTAAAGGAAAATAATTTAGATTGAGGAGGGATGGGTATTGGTAACTATAAAATTAATAGAATTGACGGATGATAGAGTGATATATGAGTATTTTCCGGAGGATAACCAAAAACATCCTGGGAAAGTAGCACTAGATTTAAAAACCAAAGAAAGATTATTTCTAAAGGATTCAACAGAAGATTTTGGGAAAAGATATGCTGCACATGCTATTAAAAGAATTGAGGAATATGCTTCAAAAAAGGATTTTAAAGACAATGATCTTGTAGCGTGGTATTAAAAAGCACTTACTAAATAAAAAGGTAGGTGCTTTTATTTATGGAGGTGATTATATTTTGCAGGAAAAATCTATTAAGAATTTGAAGGTAAACTGTGATAGATGCGGGAAACAATTTGAAATAAAAAAGCTCAAAACAAAATGGATAGATGAAAATGTCCAGAGAACTTATTTTGTTTGTCCATACTGTAATCAGGAGTATACTTCGTTTTATGCAGATAAAAGGGTAAGAAAAAATATCAAGGAAATAGAGAAACTTCAAAAGAGATATGACGAAATAGCCCAACAAAACAAAGAAATAATGCAGGAGCTTAGGCAAAAGTATGAAGGGAGTAAATTATGAGTTCTATAAGTAGATTGTCGGAAAAATGTTCAAAATGCCCGAATGCTAAAAAGTGTAGCAATAAAAGAATGGAGGCTTGTGCATATTTGAAGTTACCCAAGAAACTATCAAATGATTGTGGAGCACGTTTAACAAGTTCTTTAATGGAACCAGCAGCAAAACCTTATACTCCCATAACTATTAAAATGGGTGAGTATGGTGATATACACACAAGCTTGGAACAGATACATGAAAATATAATGAAATCTTTTATGTTAAATCCCATTAATGAAAATTGCAATTCCAATAAGTCTTAGAAATAAGGCTTTTTATTTTTGATTTAAATTAGAAGGGAGGTACATTAATGCCAAAAGATTTGTCTGCAAAAGTAGATATTACAGGAACTGATGCGTTCAATGGTTTTGTAAATATTTTAAAAGAAGTCATGGAAGATAAAAGGGTTCCTGATGTAGTGAAGAATGATATCACAGTTAAAATTAATGACTTAATAAAGAAAAATAAGGAGGAACAGCGTAATGCCGAAGTTAAATGAAATTTTAGGAGAGACTGCTTTTGCCCAGATACCAGAAGACGTTAAAAAGAAGTATACTGATGTTGATTTGGTGGATAGCACAAGTTATATTGAAAAATCTGAACTTGATACTGCTAATAATTCTATTAAAGATTATAAAAAACAGCTAAAGGACAGGGATAAACAACTTGAGGACTTGAAGGAGAAAGCTAAAGGAAACGAGGAACTCACAGCTGAAATTGAAAAATTGAAAGAAGAAAATAAAAATGCTGCCAAAGATTATGAAGCTAAAATTGAAAAATTGAACTTTGATACTAAGCTTGATAAGGCTCTTGCAGCTGCTAAGGCTAAAAATCCTAAAACTGTAAAAGCTCTTTTGAATATAGAAAATCTAAAGCTTGATGGTGAAGATATTATAGGGCTTAAAGAGCAACTTGATGGCTTGAAGGAATCTGATGCCTATTTGTTTGAGGAAGATAATACGAAAGGCAATCCGAAGGGGAATATTAATCCCGGGGGTACTGGAAATATAGGAAATCCCGGCTCACAGCAACTAGGTAAGGAACTAAGCTTAGGAGAAAGACTTGCAAAGCAGAAAACAGAGGCCATGAAAGCTACAGAAGCTCAAAATAAATTCTTTTCAATAGGAGGTACAAATAAATGATTGAGAGCATCAAAACTTATATGGGTGAGAACAAAACAATATTGCAATTTGCAGGAGAGTTATTCCAAAATGTTGGAGTAAAGGTCAATAGTGCAGATTTTGAACTTGATTCAGCTACAGGTAAAAAGATAATTAAAGCAGGTACCGTGATAAGTAAAGATGGAAAAATTGTTGATGGTACCACCATAACCAATGACAAGGCTTTTGGATTAGTCTATAGAGATGTAGATCTTACACTGTCCAATGGTACTGAAACTATACCTGCTACTGTATTTGGTTTTATAAATGAAGCTGCGTTACCAGCAGAGGTACCTGCTGATGCAAAAGCGGCAATGAAGATGCTAATGTTTTTATAATCTTTAAGGAGGTTTTTTAATAATGGATTGGAGAGATATTATAAACGTACAGGAAATAGCAACATATATACAGAACTTACCGCCAGAGATATTACTTGGTGAAAGCTTATTTCCAAGAACTAAACAGCAGGGAATGGAACTTAAATATATCAAGGGTGCCAATGAGAAGCCAGTAGTTTTGAGACAGTCGACTTTTGATGTAGCTGTCAAAATTAGAGCTTTAAAGGCTCAAGTAGATGAAATTACTAAGCAGATGCCATTTTTCAAAGAATCTGTTTTAATCAATGAAAAAGATAGGCAGGATTTGTTGATGGCACTTGCAGCACAGAAAAGTACCGTTGTTGATATAATAACTCAAAGAATATTTGACAATTACAAAGGGCTTATTAATGCCGGTGATTATCAAATGGAAAGAATGAGAATGCAGCTTCTTGCAGATGGAGTAATAAATATTATATCTGCGGATGGTGATATTGTATTTGATTTTGGAGTTCCTTCAGGACATAAAGAAGTTTTGGCAGGTACTGCAAAATGGTCTGATTCAGATAACTCGAATCCCGTAATAGATATATTGAGATGGAAAAGACAAATGGCCAATGAAGGATATTCTCTTACCAGGGCTGTGACAAGTGCTGAAACTTTTGCCTATATAGCTGCAAACAAGAATATTCAAAAGGCCTTTGCACCACAAAATCCCAATTATTTGATGGGAGATAATGAAGTTAGAGCTTTTATACAGAATAAAACTGGAATAACTTTAGCAATGGAGCAGGGAACTTATAAGCTTGAAGATGGAAGTTCTCAGCCTTACATGCCTTCAGGCAAATTTACATTGATACCTGACGGAATTTTAGGTAACACATACTATGGAACTACACCAGAAGAAGCAGACAAGTTATTTGGTTCTGGGCTTAATTGTGAAATAGTTAGAACTGGAGTTGCAATAACCACTATGAGGAAAGAAGATCCAGTAACGGTACAGACTAAGGTATCTCAATTGGGGATGCCGAGCTTTGAACGTGCAAATGAATGTTTCTTTGCAACAGTAGCATAGAGATTTCAATTTCTCTGTGCTCAATTTTTTATATGAGAAAGGATGATATAAATGGCAGCAGCCAAGGAAAATGTGGTTGAAGTAACTGCAAAAGTTAATATTAAATATGATAATGACATAAAGAAAGCTGGAGGAAAACTAAAGATAAGAGAATCTGATTTAAAAGAACTTCAGGGTAAAGGATATATAAGTTATATTCCGCCAGTACAGAATCAGCAAACATCACAAAATCCGCCCAGTAAGTAGGTGAAGATTATGGCCAGCGATTTGAATATATTGAAATTTAACCTGCAGGAGAAAGAGTATCCTTATTTTGATGATGAGGATTTACAGCTGTTGCTAGATAAAAATAATGGAGATGTACAGGCTGCATCTTATGAAGGATGTATGAAAAAAGCTTTAGCAGATGATTCGCTTACCTTATCCGATATAAAGTTAACCAGCAATAGAGAATATTGGCTTTCACTTGCAAAACAATTTAAACCAGCACCGAATTATATTACCAGCATGAAAAGAGCTGATGGACAGTGAAATGGGATGAAACAAGAAAGCAGAGGATAAGAAACCAACTTACAAAAAAGATTACTCCATTTATGAAAGATGTAATAATTCTAAGGACTGGAAAAAATATTTTTGGAGAATATGAGGAAGATCAATATGTCTGTAATATTAAAGGATATTACCATATAGGAAGCACTTCTGTTAATATAGTCAACAATAGTACTGAAGCTGCAAATTTAAACAGGAACTATCAGGACAAATTTTTGATGATAGTTGATGATGAGGTTAAAAAAATAGAAGAACATGACTATTTTAAACTTGATGATGTTATGTATGAAATAATAGACAAAGGGAACATTCAAGATATTGTCTGGGATACTTATTTGAGAAGAAAGGAATGAGAATTATGGATGGTTTTAAGTTTGATGCATCTGATTTTTTAAAGAAAATTGCCAGTGGAAGTGGCGGAGTAAATGGAAAAATGAAAGCTGCAGTAGGAGTTTATTGTGATAGTTCCGGTAAAAAGATGGAGGGCTATGCTAAAAACAATGCTAAATGGGAAGATAGAACCGGAAATGCAAGACAGACAATAAAAGGCGGATTCAAATGGGAAGATAATAATAAATGCAGTGCTTATGTAGCTGGCAATATGGAATATTCCCCATATCTTGAGTTGGCACATGCTAGAGGCAAAAGCGGAGATGATGAAGTCGGCATGGAAGTAGCTCCTTCATTCTCACAATTGGAACTTGCCAATGAGGGAAAGTATGCAATATTAAGACCTACAGTCAGGAAGCTTACTCCTGAATTTATTAGTGGAATGACTAATCTTTTAAAATAAGGTGATGATATGGCAGAGGCTAATTTTAAATATGCAGTTCCAGGAGATGTATTACAAAGTTATATAGATGGATTATATGAACCACGTACCGTATGGGAGCGTGTTTTTTTATTACTTAAAAGTAAAGGTGTAGATGTATATTCTCCAGGACAACATGAAAGAAAATGTACATCTCCTTATGTTGTAGTAAAGAATACCGGGACCATGGGATTTCAAGGCAGTAACCAAATAGGATCACAGACTTTAGACGTAATTATATATTATCCTGCAACAAATTATTCAGGTATAGAACCTTACACAGTTCAAATCCAAGGCTTTTTAAGCGGGTTGAGAGAGTATATAAGGCCTACAGGTAATATAACTTCAGTAATTTTGGACAATGCAGTAAATGGATACACACAAACTTTGGAATACCAAACATTCCAGAGATTAAGGAGGTAAAATAGAATGTCAGATGTAACAACTTCTACAGAAAGTATGCCTATTGCTAATATTGCACTAGGAGAAATTATAAATGAAATTACAGGCGAATCTTTTATTTTTGATACTGCTGAAAAAGCAGATATTAAGCCAGATTTATCAAAAGGGAAAGAAGACATACTTAGAGTTAAAAATAGAATAATTGCCATAAACAGGACAGATGATATATGTATAGGATACAATATTAAACTTACGGACAATACATTTTCTCCTAAAACCATGGCGTTAGTTGATGGAGGTGCGGCTACATCAACAGGGTATGAGGGTGCAGAGGTAGGTAAAACAGTAAATAAGGTACCATATACCTTGAATTTATACAGTGAGGAAAAGGACTATGACTCTTCAACGGTTCGATATGTTAAATTTAGCTTTAGGCATAATAAGGGAACACCTGTGGAATTCAAATTTGAAGATGGAAAGTTTTATGTACCTGAATTTGAATCAACAAGCAGGCCTAAGAAGGGTGAAAAACCTGTATATATTGAATACGTGGATATCCTGCCTGATGGTGAAACAAGTAGTGATTATACGCCAACTGTACCAAATCCGCCAGAACCGACTACTCCAGATGAATCCACAGGCACTCCAGGTGTAACTATAGGTTCTGATTGTAGAGTAATATGGACTTTTGCTGATGCTGTAAATGATGCGGATGTAACAGCTGCTAATTTCAAGGTTACTAAAAAATCAGATGGATCAGTTGTTCCAGGTGATGTAACCATGGATACGACTAAAAAGATTATTACTTTTGTGCCAACCAGTATATCTGCAGGAATTACTTATGAAGCAACTGCAGAATCAATCAGAAAAGCTGATGACAGCGGTAATACTACTGCGGTAACTGTTGAATTTACCACGATATAGGAGGTTTCCTAAATGGAAGAATTAAAAGTAACAAGTTTGGAAGAATTGAAAAATCAATCTACAGAAGTGATAGAATTGCAGCCTTTTGCCGGTGATAAACTTATTCGGGTAAGAGTAAGAAGACTTTCAATTTTGGGACTATGCCAAAGTGGAGAAATACCCAATCAGCTCTTAGGTGTAGCAAGGAAATTGTTCTATCAAGAAGATATACAAAAAATCGATCTAAAAGAATATGGGAAAATAATAGATATAATTTGCGAAAATACTTTGGTTGAGCCGAGTATAGAACAATTAAAAGAAGCAGGTTTGAAGCTCACGGATGTGCAGAAATTCGAGCTTTGGGCTTACAGCCAGCAGGGGGTGGAGGGGTTAAAATCCTTTCGTAAGGTCACAAAGGGTGCTATCAGTAATAGTGATGTCAAAGGCCTACAAAATAAGGCCAAGTCAAATTTTAAGAATAGAAAATGATTATGATGCATTTTGCTTTGATGAGGCATGTGATTATATATTGAGCGAACTTTGTAAAGAAAAGCCAAGAACTCCTAAATGGGGCGATAATAAAAGGCAAGTTACAGATAATAATAATAAATCGACAATTAAATGGATAATGAAACATAATAAGCCTCTATAAAATGGCTAATGTTGGACAAAGTTTATACAATTTGTTATGATACAGTTAATAAAGTATGAATTTTACAAGGGGAATTTGTTATGCCATCATTGAACGAGATTAAAAGGCAGATGAAAAAGGCCAATGTTACGGATACTTTTGGCACTAAAAAAGAAATTAAATTTTTGCCACAAGTATTAAGGAAAAATGAAGAAATAAGATATATGACATCAGGCTTTTTAGATGGGAATACATGGCTTATAACATGTACTAATAAAAGAGTTATATTTTTAGATAAAGGTATGGTTTTTGGCTTAAAACAAAAAGAAATCCCTTTAGAAAAAATAAATTCTATAGGGCAAAAAAGAGGATTGATTTTGGGGAAAATAGAAATTTGGCATGGAGCTTCAAAAATATTGATAGAGAATATAACTAAAGATACATTACAGCCTATGATAGATGCTATTAATACAGCTAGAGAACAATTTAAAAAGCCAATAGCAGAATCAGGAGCTGAAAATATACCAGAACAAATAAAGAAATTGGCAGAATTAAAAAGTCAAGGTATACTCACAGAGCAAGAATTTACTAAAAAGAAAACTGAGCTATTAAAAAAGATGTAAAGAGCCACTTATGTGATCCTTTTTTAGTGGAAAATATTCGAACCTTCTAACAAATAATAAAGATTTCATACAAGTAGGATATATTCATCCTACTTGTGGTATAATATAAATATACTATGATGTTAAGGAGGGTTTTCAATGCTGGTAAATACTAATAAAATAATTTCGATGTCAGAAGCTAATCAGAACTTTTCCAAAGTAGCCAAGATAGTCGACGAGGATAAATCTGTAGTTATTATGAAAAATAATAAACCTAAATATGTAGTCTTGGATTTTGAAGAATTTACTAAGGAAGCGGCATCAGATGAGCAAACTCTCGATAAAATTGCCGATAGAGTTCTTAAAGAGAATATTGAGGCTTTTAAGGAGCTAGCTGACAGATGAAATATCTTTCAATAGATTATATATTAAAATTGCATGATAAGATGGTAGATACTACAGGCGGATCAAAAGGAATTAGGGATATGGAGCTTTTGAAATCATCAGTAGAAAATTCTAGGGCTACATTTGGTGGGAAAGATTTATATACGACTGCTGAATCCAAATGTGCAAATATCTGTTTTAATATAATAAAAAATCATGCATTTGTGGATTGCAATAAAAGAACTGGCATATACGTTATGCTTATGCTTCTTGAGTACAACAATATTAAATTAGAATTTACCCAAAAAGAATTAGTTGATTTAGGCGTAGATATAGCATCAGGAAAATTAAATCAGGAAGATATAATAACTTGGATAGTAAATCATAAATAAGCACTTACTTTTATAGTAGGTGCTTTTATTATGCACGAAAAGAGGTGAGAATATGGCAATAAATGCAGGTTCTGTAGTAGCTTTTATGGAGTTGGATACTTCTAAGTTTACAAATGGTCTTAGTAGTGCAGGGCAGCAGATGAAACAGTTCATGAATTCCAATAATTCCGCGGAAACCAGGATACAAAGCTTGGGCGGAGCCATGAATACAGTTGGTTCAACTGCTACTAGGGCACTTACGATACCTCTTGCCGGAGTTGGAGCTGCAGCGGTAAAAACATCCATGGATTTTGGAGCCCAAATGAGTAAAGTTCAAGCTATTAGTGGGGCAACAGGGAATGATTTAAATAAGTTGAGAGAGCAAGCTATAAAACTTGGAGCCGATACAGCATTTAGTGCTACAGAAGCTGCCGAAGGACAAGAAAATTTAGCATCTGCAGGTTTTAAGACCAATGAAATATTGGAAGTCATGCCTGGAATGTTGAACCTGGCAGCGGCAGGAAATGTTGATATAGCCACGGCTTCTGATATAGCAGGCAGTTCGCTTAGAGGTTTTGGAATGGAAGCTGGACAGGCTACGCATGTTGCAGATGTATTGGCAAAAACTGCGGCGGATACCAATGCAGGAATAACTGATACGGGAGAAGCAATGAAGTATATTGCACCAGTTGCTCACTCTCTTGGAATCTCCTTTGAGGATACAACTGCAGCCATAGGATTATTAAGTAATGCAGGGATTAAGGGTTCTCAAGCTGGTACAACCTTGAGAAGTGCATTGACTAATTTGGCAAGCCCTACAAAAGCAGCAGCATCAACAATGAAAGAATTAGGAATGAACTTCTTTGATGCACATGGGAAAATGCTCCCTTTGGGAGATGTCATACAGCAATTAAAAGATAAAACTTCTGGACTTACACAACAACAAAAGGCCAGCGTAATGGAAACATTATTTGGCAAAGAAGCTATGTCTGGAATGCTTGCTTTGGTAGATCAAGGGCCTGATAAATTTAGAGAGCTTGAAAAGGGGCTCAAAAATTGTGATGGTGCTGGAAAAGAAATGGCTGACACAATGCAGAATAACCTCAAAGGTGCGATTGAAAGCATGAAAGGCTCCATAGAGACCATGGGGATAAGAATTGGTGATGTGCTTGCACCAGGGATTAAAAAAGCTGCTGATTTTATATCTGCTCTAGCCAATGGGTTTTCTAATTTACTAAGGCCTATCCAAACTGCAATTGTCTATTTGGGAATTATGGCTGCGGCTTTTGGTCCCGTAATGATTATTTTTGGGAAAATAATAACATCAACTGCTACAGTAGTTGGAGCCATGAAAAATATAGGAAATGTCACAAAAGATGTTGGAAATATTTTTAGGAGCTTTAGAAGTGCTGCAAATGTTTTTAAGCTTTTACCAGCACTTATTAATCCACCGGTATTGATTACGGTTGCTGTAATAGCAGGATTAGGATTAATAGTATACGAAGTTATAAAACATTGGGACGGTTTTAAAAAGTATGCGGCTGCCTTTGGAAATGCCATAAAAAATATATTTAAATCCATTGGGGATTTCATAAGCAAATCAGTGAAGGGTTGGCAATCCATATTCAAAGAGTTTTCTGAGACTTTAGGGAAAATAGTTGAAGGCTGGAAGTCTATATTTAATGATTTTGGGAAATTTCTTGGCGGAGTAGTAGAGGGATGGAAATCCATATTTCATGACCTAGGGTCAGCTTTTAAATCTATAGGAAAGTTTATATTTGAAGGTCTATATAATGGAATTAGCAGTATGGCGGGGAAGATAAAAGATAAAGTAACATCAATAGCTAATTCTATAAAAAATACATTTAAAGCAGCTTTGGGTATACACTCTCCTTCCACTGTCTTTGATGAATATGCTACCAATACAGGACAGGGGTATATAAATGGTTTGGATAAAATAGAGAGTCCAATAAAGCAAAGGTTATTAAGCTTGGCCAATGGTATTAAAAATTTAGGTGATGTGAAACCTGTTTTTTCAAGTCTTGATAATGCTGTAATGGGAAATAATACTTATGGAAATAGCAAAGGCAATGCATTAAGCAACCTAGGAGCCAAACTCCTTAACTTTGATCCAAAAATAAATCTATATGTAACTGTAGCAGATACCGGAGAAAAGGGAGCTGCAAAACTTACAGATGAAGTAAAATCTATGGCAAAGAGCTCACTTAAAAATGGGTTGGTAGATTTCTTTATGAATGATGTTATAAGAGACTAGGAGGTGGTTCAGTTTGGATATACCAAGACTTGAAGGATTTAATATACAATTTTTATATTCAGATGGTTCGGATACCGGAGCTGTTATAACAAACTATAAGCCACCTCGGCCAGCTTATTTCAGGAAAGGTATAAGGACCATCTCTGGTTATACTCAATTCCAGGAGAATGTGAAGTCCGATTGTATAGTTGAATTTACTGCAGCTTTTCAGATTAAAGGTGAAACAAATGCAGAGACACAGGCCAATGCACAAAACTATTTAAATTTTCTAAGCAGATGTACAGAGAGATTTACATTGATAAATGAATTTGGAGTAACTTATAAAGGTTATATCCAGGAGAAATTTGAACCTGATACTCCGATTGAAGGAGATATATATTATATATCTACACAACTTTTATGTAATCACGATGTCAGTGGATGGGTGAGTGATGATGATGGGCTATAGTGTAACTGTTTATAAAAAGATGGGATATATAAGTTATGGTACTGAGGATGCAGATAAAATTACCATTAAGAACAGTCTTGTGAGTATAAGGACAAACAGGGCCAGAGATACTCAGGTTACGGAGGCTACTATAATTGCAGAATACGAAAAGCTTCCGCTGGCTGCATTTCAGGGTGGAAACTCAGGGGTGATAGATAACTATGCTCATATTGAGGTTTATTTTGATGATGTAATTCAATTCTCAGGGGTTATAAAAAAATATGAATACAATGAAGAAAATAAAACAATAACTCTAAGTTGTCATGATATGTTTTACCGACTTTTAAATGCCTTGGATGAAGATGTAGATTATGGCTCGACTACTGCAGTAAATGTAATTGCTGATTTGGTTGGAAGAGCTGGATTGAATTTTTACCAGGTAGGAGGAACTAATTATAATATCTCAAATTTAAAGATAAAAGAAGGAACCGTATATGGAGACATTATACAAAGCTTTCTAGAAACAATGCATGCATCTATTAGATGTAATAAATCAGGCACTATTATATTAGAAGATCAATATCCATCATATATAGAGAGCGGCGGAGATGCCAATTATTTTGACTGGACTTATAAAGATACTACGAATAATTCATCTGATACTGCAGGAAGGGATGCATCTTTGATGAAAAATATTCTCAAGATAACCTGTGATGTGAAAGTTGGAGATAAAACTCAAATCGTATATGATAAATTTGAAGATTCGTCAATGACCGAATACCTTAATGGTGAAAAATGGTATGATACATTAGATAATCCTCTTGCCAACACGCAGGAAAAAAGAAAAGCTGTAGCAGGGTGGAAATATCTTGAGTATTGGAGAAAAAGTACGCCTTTAACTATACTGCCGACTGCAGGAAACAAAAATATTGATTTAGGCCATGTAGTAAAACTGTTGAGAGACAATACTAATCCAGGCTACTATTTAGTAGTTGGCATAGATACAGAAGTAACATCAGATGGCTATACAGATATATTGTAGCTAGAGGGTATGAGGGACAAGACTACAATTTACGAAATCCCTAAATTGATTGCATCCGGTGTTATGAAGGAGGACAGTAGTTATGCCTAATAGTGGATTCAAAAATTTTAGGGAACCCGTGGTATATGTACTTGATCAAGAACTAAGGAAAAGAAATTTAAAGAATAGGATATCCATAGATACAGGGGAACAGCCATATAGTGGAGAACTCCCGGAATATCCAGTTCAATTAATAAGGGATACCACAACAAAGAAAGTAATCAAATGCATATATGGAACTGGGACAGATCAATGGTCAGAGGAGCTTATTAGAAATTCTGAGGGAAAAGTGTATCAAATAAAAACAACTTATCCTGATGACAGCACCAAGACAGTTCAAATTAATAAGGATTCAAACAATCTGATTGATAATATAGATTATGTTTAGAGGTGATTTAGTTGAGCCTACCTTCATATGTAGTAAACTTCGACGAACTGGCAGACGCGATAAAGGCGTATCTTGAAAATGGTGTGAATGTTGATGTTGGAAGCATAACAGTTCCAACAGATAACATGGAAGATCTGCTTACACAGATAAGGGATAAAATACAGGGTGTAAATTATACAGATTTAATAGAAGCATTAAATGCTCTTGGTGTTAAATTAGATGGACTTTCGGGAAACTTAGGTATAAGCGGAACTCAAAAAATATATGGGGAGATGCTCCAGGTTCCAGCTGCCGCAGGAGACTATACCATAGAATTTACAGTGCCTGTCACTGGGGAAATAACAGGAATAACCACTTCCCAATCAGCATGGAATTTCCAGGATACCTGGGATTTAAAAGTTGGGGATGATACTTTATTTACTGGTGTACGAACTAAGGAGTATGGAGAGAATAAGTTCTTTAACGTATTTTATCCAGTGACTGCAGGGCAAAAAATAGACTTTGTGTTTAATAATGCCAGTGGGTCATCTAAGGTATTGTGGGTTGATTTTAATATACTGGAGGATGCATAAAGTGAGTCTACCAAAGTACATTATAAATTTTGATGAATTGACAGGCCAACTGAAGAAAGATTTGCTTGAACTTATAGATGATGCAATGAAAGACAAATATCCTCAATTGGATACTGGGAATGTAGAATCTTTGTTAAGTCAAATAGAGGATTTGTTGCCGGATGAGAAGTATAAGGGCCTTAAAAATAAGATAGAACAATTCATATTAGGAAAATATACAGGCATTCAGAAAGTTCATGGAGCTTTATTGGATATACCGGCAATAATAAGTGATTATAAGAAAGATTTTGTTTTTGACAAGGATGTTTTTCTCACTGGTCTGCATTTAAACCAGACGGGATGGAAAAAGGATGATAGATATAGCCTAGTTATAGATAAAAATAAAATAATAGATAGTGCAACTACGAAGGAAATAGGGGAACATAAATACTTTAATACCTTTTACAAAGTAAATGCCAATACGCCTGTTTCTTTTATTTTGCATAATAATAGTGGTAACAGCAGGCAAACTTTAATTGACTTAGAATATCTGGAAGGAAAAGAAACTACGATAGATCCAGGAGCTCCCGAAAATCCTGATATAAATGATATACCAAACGATTGGGATATAGCGATTCGTATGCAGTGGGAAGAAAATTCACCTTGTGATGTGGACCTTCATGGGATTATAGGAGATATGCATGTGTCATATAGAAACAAATCATATGATGGTTTTTATTTAAACTGGGACTATGTAGAGCATATGACAAACAATGATCCCGAAATAATATCAGTTAAAGGGCATTACGATAAAACTTTGGAGATATATGTTCATGATTTTAACGGAGAGTCACTGAAGGATCCTGTAAATATCAAGATATATGAAAAAAGACTCTATGGTGTAATACTTCTCAAAGAATATAATATAAAAGTTGTTAATGATAGTTCTCTTGGATATGGAGTATGCAGTATAGATTTAAAAACCAAGAAAATAACAGATATGTTTATCAGAAAAGATTTATTTAGAGAATAGGAGGTAATTAGATGGCAGTGACAGAAGATTTTTACTACGTTGAAGGCGACACCAGCGTGAAGAATTTAGTTAAAACACTTGTTACGGAAATAACCCAAAACGCTGGAATTTATAAATGGGATTTAGTAGTACCGGATAGCATAGATAAAATTGGTAGTACATCAGAAGGAACCACGATAAATTTAATTACAGATGAAAGTACTACGGATAAAGTCCAGACAGAATATACAGTAAATAATCAGAATGACACATGTATAATAAAAGCTACTACGTCATACGGAAAATCTTTTTATGTAGAAATTGACAGGGTAGCGAGAAATTTAACTGCTAAAGAAAAACAAGCTATAGTAAATTTTAAAAGCCTTCACACTTACACTGTAGGAAATGGAAGTGGTGGATATACTACTATGCATAGGACAGATGCACAAGTCCTAGAGATGATGGCAAGTGATACAGGAGGCTATAGTGACTATGTAAGTGCCATGACAAGTGGGCAGGCATTAAATAATATAAGGCTACAGATAGCAAAGGAACTTAACCAAGCAGGTGACGATATAAATGTATCTTCTGATATACAGGAAAAGTATAATTACAGGTTGGCTTGGTATAGAAACCTTCAACCGGAAATAAAAGATTTCTTGCCAGTTCAGTATTGGCTAAATGTTACCAAGGATAGCATAAATCTTGTACTTAGAGGAGACCCCTCGGCAGATGTGGCTCCATACAATAATTATTTGACAAGTTATTGCTATATTGGGGCACTAAAACCTGTGGAGGATTCAGCCTATACGGATGATGAGTATAACTTTGGAATAACTACATCTTCAGATGTTGAGCCAGAATATAGCAATCCATATGGAGTGAGAACCGCTACAGGGATAACAGATGTTTGTATGATTGCAAATAAGATAGGTATGCCATATCAGCCACATTATCCAGCTTTTTATTCTACGAATGTATTTATGGATAAGTGTAATGTTGAAGGCTCAAGATGGAATCATAAGAAACACCAGTTTTCTGATATCACATTGGTTCATCCTGTGGACATGGAGAGGGGAAAAATGATTAATGTTCTGGCTGGAGATGCATCCAGCATATATGATATAGATAAACTGGTGTATGCAAAGGATACTGATGATGAAGAAAATTATAAGAAGTTTAAGATAACAGCCCCGTTTAATTTCTTGAATAATAGTGCAAACATAAATTATTGTGTTGCCATCAGATGTTATAAGGCAGCTGAATAGGAAGTGGTCAAATGCCCTTGCATATAGTTCCCTTGTGTAATTTTAGATATGCAAGGGATATTTGTTCTGGAGCTACATTTAAATATGATACCACAAGAAAAATATTTAAAGCTGGAAGGCCAAAATTACTTCGTGAAAGTACCATAAAAGAGATTAAAAAAAATAAAGGAAATAAACTTTTACGTAGTGTTTGGAATAAAAATATAGTTAAAAATGACAGTAAGCTTTTATGTAGAAGAAATTATGATATCAGTAAAATCATTTTTAAATGCTTAAAAGTGGAGTATAGAGGAATAAACATAAATTTAGGAGTATCTTTAGAAGAATTCAAAAATATAATCTTAAATATCGACAGAAGTATTGAATTGGAAAATATAAATGATATCATCATAAATCTGAAACGTAGTAAAAACCTTGGAGATGCTTATGGTTTTATTAAGTTTGGAGTGGAAAAAAGTAAAAGTTTGAAGAAATTTAGAGATAAACAAATAAGTGGAAATGATTTTCTTGTGCATCTTAATAGAGAAAATTTATTACTTAATTTAATTGTAAATAATACTTATATTGATAAATTAAGTGAAAAGCCAATGGGCAAAGATAAATCTATAATATTTACTTTGCCCTATAGAATTAGATATATAAGCAAATCGTCAGAAAGATATTTTGACAGGATCTATTTTATTGAGACTTTTTTATATGAAAATAGGTTTTATGAAAGATGCAGATTGAGGGATATAAATAAAGATAGTTATATGTTCATAGATAGGATCACATTAAAAGATATGAATTATAAAAATATTACATTCAATTTAAAAAGGGAAGCATTAATAAATATGTTTATCTTTTGTAAATTAATGAATATGGATAGAGTGGCCATGAAAAATATTGCCATAAACTTAAAAACTAAATTATTGCGGAAAGATAATAGAAAAGGCCTTTCCATTATTGCAAATAGCTATGGTTTGGATAGACTAGCAGTTAATTATATATTCAGGGATATAAATAAGCTGCTTAGAAGGTATACGGAAAAAAATATTTATCTTGGTTATGATATTGGGTTGGACATAGAAGTAATTACTGAGATAAATAGAATGAAAAATATATATTTAAAAGACATAAGTTTTATAAATATTTACGGACAAATAGAAAAAGCATTATTAGATGTTACTATACTTAATATATTTAAGAGTAAAAGCTACGGCTTAGGTAGTTTTAACAGAGATTTGTACAAGAACAATTACAATAAGTTTATAGATGTTATCAAAAGATGGTGGTGGCTGGATTCTACAGCTCCAAAGGATAATCTAATCATTCCAAATAAGGATTTTAATTATACCCAAGAGCTTTTAAATAATCCAGGATATGAGTACCTTAGATTTAATAACCACCCTATAGGCTGGGGAAATTCCTGGGGCATAGATTGGAATATTCCTGCTTATGCGGTAAGTGTGGAAATAATGTTGGACCTTGTAAACATATTGATTATGGTATGGCATGACAATGTGCAAGGGTGGTTGTGCTGCAGTGGAAAGGAATCAATGCAATTTGTTATGGAACTTATCAATGACTGGTATACTTTAGATACTTCCAAACCTAATGTGGATTATTATAGAGCTTATAGATGGATAAGATGGGAAGCTGAAAAAGTATACTTTTTAAATTTGGATAATGGTTTACAAGCCATAGGTGTACTTATAGCAAATTTAATAGATTATTTAAAGCAACACCATTTCAATGTAGTTCCTTTGTGGAGAAATCCAAAGGCCATGGACAGAGAGAGAAACTTTAACAGAATTGCTCAAAATGCTGACTTGATGAAAGTTCTAGATAAGTCAAAAGGTAAAAGATATTACTATATAGAGACTCAAAATATAGAAAAGAAAAATATTTTAGGAGATGATATTAATGGCAGTAATTCCTAGTACGATAGATTTTAAGTCTCCGCGTCAAAAAGAGTGGGGTGTGCTACAGGGTAAGAAATTGGTTCAATTAAATTATGGTGGAATAACAGATAGCTCTGGAAGTTCAGTAAGTTCCTATTCAACAAATTGTTATCAAGATGCATTAGAACAGGCTAAACTATTGATAGCACAAGGTACTGGAACAGCTGACGTTCAAGTCGTTGAATTCGTACCATATGGTTACATGATGCAGCCTAATGTATAGGATGTGAGTATATGAAGCTTATAAAAGTTAAGGACGGGCTGCTGGAGGTTGAGAATTTTTTCTTGACCTCTTCTTTTAGTGATTTTGCTGGAGAAGCCAATGTAACGAGGGATATTTCTACTGGAAAAGTTAAATTACTATCCAACAATAAGATTGAGAGAAATTTTGATTTCTCTGAATTTGTATTAGAAGTAGAAAGAGAAAACTTTGATTCAATGAATCAGGATGATTATGCGGCGCTGTATTTTGACAATGAAAAATATGCCTTTGGTATTAAGGATAAAAAACAGGATGAACAGCATAGGTTCTGGAAAATATTAAAACAGGATAATTATATCCAGGCTTATGTAAGTGATGATGGGGCTAATTATACCAATATAGGTGGAATGAATTTTGCAGAGGAAATACTTCACCAGGGGTTTGAAAAATATAGTGGTGAAGATTTTGTATTGGACAATTACAAAGTTTATGCAAGTCCCTATATTACACTACAGAACTTCCCTGAAAATACTATTTGTGAACTGTATGATGAAAATGACAATTTACTCAAAACCAAAGTCTTTGATAACAATATGGAATGCAAGGTATTTTTAGATTCCAATATTAAAGGATATTTTGTTTTCAAAGATGATGATGGTAATGAACTATACAGATCTGACTTACTGAACTTAAAATATGGTGATGTACATGTATTTAGTCAGCATGAGCTTGAAATAATCTATAATGGTTTGGTTGCCACCAATACAAACCCTGGTATATTAAAGGATCTAGATGAAAGCATAACTATTAAAAATGTAGATACTGTGGATTATACTGGATTGAATATTGGGATAGAAACTGCCAGTAATGACTTAATTCAGCTAAGTTTAGACGGCGAAACTTATTCGGATACTATAACTTTGGACTTAACGCAGGGACAGAGCAAAGTTATATTTGTAAAAATAACTAAAAATGCTGACAATCATAATTTCTCAGTAAGAGATTTTCAACTTGTTATAAATGAGTAGGTGAAGTATATGAGTGAATTTTTTAGTGTAACTCTAAATAAAGATGCAGTTTTAGATGATAGTGTAACAAATAGTTCTACAGGATGGACAGGGCAAAAAATATTGGATGAAATAATACAGCACAGAGTAACCAAATTTGAAGAATTAAGTGATGTGAATGTAGCAAATAAAAAAGGCAAGCAGATTGTAGCTTATTCTGAGGATCAACAAAAATTTACCACTATAGATATTGGAAGCATAGGAGATGTTGCGGGGTTAAGTCTAAGGCAAATAAGTAAGATGGGTATTACAGGAAGTACGTCAACTCCATATGAAGTGGATATTCCTATAAATACAGTGGATTTCAAAGTACCCAGGGTGAATGTATTAAAGTGGCAACCCAGCGCTGAACAGGATGTAATAAAAACTCTTAATTCATTTAGTAATTCCGAATCAAGTGATTTTGAGTCTGATGATATGATTGCTTTTGATGATACCGCGCATCTGAAAACAGAACATAATTACCCAATGCAATATATCGGAGATATAGGGACTGATAATGGAGAATATGGCTGTGAAATAGATAAAAGTATTTTTAAAAGTATAGAAGATATGCAGGAAAATGTGGATGGAGTAGACGAATATTTAAATTTAACTGCAATACCGAAAGATAGACTTTTGATTGCCAGTGGAGACAAAGACCTCAGTTATGTAGATAATATAGATTATTTTAAGATTGCTGCAATTGGAATTAATATAAAAATAGTGGCAAGCGTGGATAGTGGAGTAACGTGGAAAACTTTTAATGCGGATCATTGGGAAGATATAAAATTGGCTGTAGATGATGTTAAAACTAAAGGTATTGATATAGCCACATTTAATGCAATTAATTCTACCTATTGGAATTTGTTTAATACAAATAAAAAGATACGATTTGCCTATTTGCTATGTATGGATGATGTTTCAAATATAGAAAGTATAGATAATCTTGGCCTGCAATATGACGGAAAAGGTAAGTGGCTTGAAGCTAAAGACAGTGATTATGATGTAGAATATGCTTCAAATACTGTATTAAAAGTGCTATTGAAGTTTTCTGGTGATGTAAAAATTAATTATTAAAGGAGTGAAAAAATGTCTGGATCATTAATTCCTAATGTCTCAGGTAAAGAAATTATTCCCACTATAATAAGTTCAAATGCTGATTACGGAGGTGCAGCCGCATTATGGGACGGTAAAGCTGGCAATACAAGCGTTTCTACTTACTGGCATAGCTCAAGTCATTATATAGAAATAGATATACCTAATATATGCAATATTTATAGATTAGGATATAACGGGAATAAGGCTCCATTAACAATATTGAAATACAATGGGACTTCGTATGATGATGTAACCTCTTTATATCCCCAAACATTGGAAGTCACGAGTGCTTTGTGGGAAAAGACAATAAGTAAATTACCGGCAGGACGATATAAATTTCAAGGTGGAAATGGATTGCGTGTTGACAATGAGTGGTATCTTGAAAAAATAAATTACTATTTAATAATGCAACAAGGCAAATATTATAGTGTAAAAGATAATCAGATAACTGAATTAGGGATACCAACAGATAATACACAGAAACAGCAGTGGTTTAATGATTATGGTGTAAATGACTTAAAAGAAGCATTGCTTACTTCTGATACAAATGGGAATAAATTGATTGACAGTTTGGATGATAAATTTGAAGTTAGAATGATGGTGCCAAAAAGCTAGAAATAGCTTTTTTATTTTGCCCAAAATACTTATAACGAAAACTGTTATAACAAATACTATAAAACGTAAAAAATTACTGCATGTTTATGTAAAAATGCTTACAACACTGGAAGAGGTGAACTTAGTAGTATGGGATACAGTTCTTCAAATAATTATTACTTAAAAAATAAAATAATCCATTTTCTAGTCTTTGGAAGCCTTTATTTGAACGTAGAGATATTTTCAAGAGCTTTTGGCGGTTCATTAATAGGTTTTAATGGTATATCCAAGTGGAGCTTGTGTGGTTGGACTTCTTTATGGATGTTTCCCATAGGTGGGTTATGTAGTGTGATTATAGGTTCTTTAAATGATAGACCAGGATATTATAACCTCAAGATTTGGCAGCAGGTGGTTATGGGAGGTTCTATCATTACTGCAATAGAATTGCTTTCAGGAATATTTTTCAACCTATACTTACATTTGAATTTATGGGATTATTCCCAACTGAAATGTAATTTTATTGGACAGGTATGTTTGAAAAATCTTATCTACTGGTACTTATTGACTGTGATAATTATATGGTTTGATGATGTCCTATCCTATTATTTCTATCAGGATGAAAGGCCATTAAGTTTATGGAGTTATTTTGTAAGGTTAGTTAAGTTGCAATAGTGTTGTTTTGCGAACTAAAATCTTAAGAGTTTTGGAGAAATCCAGAACTCTTTTTTATGTGTAAATTTAAGGAGGCATGACATGAGTGAATGCTATGATGCAAAGCTGTGTGAGGAAAGGCACAGGCAGATTAATGAGACTTTTGATCTGCACGAGAGAAGGTTGAATGACCATTCCGACAGGTTGAAAAAGATAGAAAATCAAAATGTGGGAACTGCGAAGGATGTGCAAAACTTCAAAGAAACCCTGGAGGACATAAAGCAATTGATAGAAAAAATGACAATACAATTGGATAATTTAAAGGAGAAGCCGGCTAAAAGGTGGGAAGGTCTTATTGATAAGATTATTACCATATTGGCTGGCGTTATTATTGGTAAGTTTTTAAATTGAAAATATATTAAAAATAAATAAGGAGGTTAACTTTTGTTAAAAGGTATAGATATAAACTCAAATAACTGGGTGTCAGACTGGCAAAAAGTAAAAGATTCAAGCATCCAGGTTGTTATAAATAAGGCTACAGAAGGGACTTACTATACAGATAAATATTTGTCTTACAGGCGGGATATATGTAAACAGCTTGGTATTTTATTTGGAGTTTATCATTTCGCAGGACACCAAGATATCAGCTCTGAAGTAAATGCTTTTATTGGATATATATCAGGAATGGTATTTGATACAATCCACTGGCTGGATATAGAGCAACCACCGGAAGGTTACAGCTGGAAATGGGATAAACAGACGGCTATAAATTTTGTCAATCAGTTTGTTTCATTGTTCGTGTCCAGAACCGGCAAGAAGATTGGAGTTTATACAAATAAGTGGTTCTATGAGAACTATCTAAAGGGTAATATAAATTCTGATATCAAGCTGTGGATAGCTGAATATGGGTCAAGCAGTAATCCCTATGCGAATACTTCCTGGCAGTATTCAGCAACAGGTTCTGTCCCGGGTATAGATGGCAATGTAGATTTAGATTGGTTTACTGAGGATATTTTGGCGGGGGCAGAAGGATCTACACCACCCAGTCCCAGTGTAGATAAATTAAAGGAGCAGATTGAAGCTCTCCAATACAACTTGAATATAGATTATAATGCAGGATTAGATGTGGATGGCGTGGCAGGCCCTGCAACCATAGCAGCGTTGAAAGGGATACAGGATATCATCGTAAAGGGCCATAAAAGTCATGTGGTGCTATGGATTCAGCAAAAGCTTGTTATGTATGGATATCTGAAAGTGGGAACTTACACAGAAATGGTTTATGACGAGCCAACATTCCAAGCTGTAACCAATCTTCAAAAGGCATGGGGCAGGCCCACTGATGGAGTGCTAAGGCCTGAAACATGGGATATATTCTTAACAAACTAAAAATGGAGGTAATATAAATGATTAACACAAATGATATTTTAGCAATCGGTGGTGTTCTAGTGGGTGTGATTGGTTCTATTTTTGGATTGGTGCCATTCCTAAAGAAAAAGAACATTGATGCAGAAAAAGTATTGGATACTACGCAAAATGTGTTAGAAGCAGCAGAGCCACTTATACAGGTTGCTAAGACAATTCCAGAATT